ATTGGAAATATTTGACGACAGTATTTGGATTAAGGTAACTAACGTGGAGACAAAACAAAATGATGACGATAAGTAGGAACGAGAACAAAACCCGCGTGGATCGTCTTGTTTACAAACAAGTTACAGAAACACTTGCGCTAGTTAAACAAGCGAGTGAAACCTTGAACGACACTGGCGACGTCGAGTCTGACTCACTAGATAACGCGAGTAGTCATTTAAAGTGTGTGATTGATATGCTCGACCACTACTTGAGGGCGAACGCATGAGACCACGTACAATATGCCATCCTGAAGCCTTGGCCGACTGGAGAGCGAACGACGAAGACGCACATAGTTACTTAGCTACGGTACAAGAACAAATCAATATCGGGAGAACACAAGATGAACTTGACAACAACACGTTATCAGAAAAGCAAGAGAACGCTCGCAGACTATCCATACGAGGTCTTGAAGAAGCCATCGAGCGCGAAAATCGGAAGCGCGGGACGGTACGTAAAGAAGGGGAAGCTTAAAGGTGCTGAAGTTTATACGTTAACACTGACCGAGCGGGAGACTTGCCCGACGAGTTGCGGACACTGGGACGATTGCTACGGAAACAATATGCCGTTTGCCCACCGTCTTGAGCATGGGGAGGAACTCGAGCGGCGATTGATTGATGAGGTAGGGGAGAAGTGTCGAAAGGCCGCAGACAAGGGACGTAAAGTACTGGTGCGGTTACATGTACTCGGAGACTTCTACAGTGTGGGTTATGTGCAACTATGGCGGAAGCTTTTGGTCTTGCACAAGAATCTCTATGTCTGGGGATACACGCACCACACTGCCGAAACTAACTCACCTATTTACCGTGAGTTGTTTTATGTACGCAACGGTTTTCCTGACCGTTGGCACGTCCGTTGGTCTGACACTGGGATGCGCTTTAGTGCGAATAGTGAAAAATTGTCAAAGGCCGGCATAGTGTGTCCGGAACAGACTGGACAAACGAAAGCTTGTACAACCTGTTCTTTGTGTTGGGATGCTCCCGACAAGAACATCATCTTTAAGACGCACTAACGGGGGATAATCGCAATCATATGGACGAAAAAACCGTCAACCATTTCAAGGAAAACCCCCCCATCGATGCAATCAGTGGTAAGGAAAAATCGTCAACCCTTTCAACATTGAGCGTGAGCAGTAACGGGACAATATTGAACAGTAAACCACGAGGAGAGAACTACATCCGTTGTGCCGCGCAAAAAACACGCGCGCCCCTAGATTTAACTGATTGGATTGTATGTCTTTTTTTAACGTACATAGTTGCAATCCTCATTTAGTTAACGTACAAAATACCTACCGGATCGGACAGGCCGACCGGATCTTAAGGAGGCTTTTAGCCATGAACGCAATAGTAAACAACCCAGAGCGCACCGCTCAGCGTATCCAAGACGGTTTGGAATTCACGCACAGCAACCCGCTCGACGTTGACTTCTTCCGTGAACTCGGAAGCGTCCAAAAAGAAGCGATGTATGACCGTGATCGAAACTTGATCGATGGTTACTACGCACTACGCAACAGCAACACCCAGAAACTCTTGGGATCGCCGCCGGTCACCAAGTCGTACAAACTGGTTGATCACGCACTGGCATTCAAAGAACAGGCCGAAAGTATTCTACGGAATCCATCGTTGCCGCATGAAAACCTGACAGTCGTTGACCGGATCTTTGACGAAGGCCGCCGCGCAACCCGCGCTGTTTACTTCAACGACCTCACTTTCGATATCGATGGAAAAGGTCAGGGGATCACAGCACGAGCGGACATCATCAACTCCGTCGATATGTCTTGGGCATTCCAAGTATTCTCGGGAGCTTATCGGGATTACTGCCGGAATACCTGCGTCTTTGGGGGTCAGAAGGCCTACCACCAGAAACGCCGGCATACCTCAAACCTCAGCGTCGCCGCGATGATCGAGAAGAGCACTCTCGGTCTCGGGATGTTTACGTCCCACCGCGAGCAAATGGACAAATGGCGGACAATCGATCTCGACCGCTCGCAATGGGTTGAGATCCTCGAGAATACGATCTGCAAGAAGGGAGGGGAGGCCGCTCAGCTTTCGGTAGATCCTACCGCTCGCGTCAACGGGAGACTCCTCGACTACATGAACCACCGGTTCAACGAAGAACAGCGCGAGTTGGGATCGACCATGTGGGGGGCATACAATGCGCTCACCCATTGGGCAACCCACGTCGACGAAACATGGGAACGCCAGAACGAAGACGGCACAGTGTCCGAACTGACCACGGGGCGCGAGAAATCCAATCCGTACCGGATCAGATTACAACGGGAAGCGAAGGTGCGGAATGTCCTCGAGTCGCCACACTGGCTCGCATTGGAACAGGCCGCATAATGCTAGATGTGATAACGGCACTTTATAAACTTGCGATCATCATTTCGGTAATCGCCCTTTTATCTTTCATGTCATAGGAAACATAAACCATGAAAACACTTACTGAATTTAAGAACGACCTCGGCACACTACGCACCGACCTAAACGCAACGACCTACCGCGTCGAGAAGGTGCAGGAGCTTCTCAGCGACCTAGTCGAGAAACTCGACGGACTCTACGACCAGTCAGTATCCAACAAGGATCAGGCCGTTGATCTGGTACGCGCTGTCGACGACATCAAACCACGTCAGGAAGACCGCCGCGTATTCTCGAGTCATTACCGGATGCTCGCGATCTTGAACGACTACGGGGTAATGCATCGCGAACACATTGCAAAGCTTCTCGGGGTGAAGGATCAGACAGTTATGCAAATGCTCCACGTTTGCCGCCACCATAAACTCGCGGACTTGAAAACGCGGCGGGGTGTTGTTAGTCTTCAATCACTGGCCGATGGGGTCAGCGATAATACAAACTTTAAGATCTAAGGGGATCAAAGATGAAAACTGAAACAACCTTGAACTTTACNGCCGAGCAACTCAACGAACTNAAGCGCATCGTTGACACTATCGGATGGGCAACACGCAACGACGAGACCGGGCATATTGATGCTTACGTCTCAGAAACCCGCATGAAGTTTGCAAAGGATCTGGCCGGTGTTCTTGGCCGCATGGATACCGCCGCAATCGTCGGATCATCCGAAGGAATCTAAAACAACCATTCCCTCATTTGGCCGCCATTGTGCGGCCTTTTTTTTGCCCCATCTTTAGTAAATCCCCGCCTTACCTTTGGGATACCCAGAAAATACCGTAAGGTCTTGCCGCCAGTGGGGATTGTGTTTTTCTATGGTGTCCATAGGGGCTATATATCACGCCCCAGACACAGCGATTTATCAAAGGGAAAACCCGTCAGGAAACCTTTGGTAAATATGTGGGGCGCGTATAGCACCCAGAGAATGCCCAGAAAGGATGCGCGGAAGGTACGCCAAAAGGAGACCGAAGGAGACCATCACTGAGGGAGAGCAAAAAGAAATCCCAGTGCGCGCGCGGGGGCAAGGGACAGGGGGGGTGCCCGGTATAGTGCTAGCAATCTCCCGATAATTTTGTGGATTTTAGGGTGTGTTTCACAGAGTGTTTCACATGCCGGCTTACCGATGGGGAATACCGGGGTGCCAGCCGGCTTACCGTTGGGGGAGCCAACGAGGGGACAAAAAAAACCCCCGACAGCAGGGGGTACTGTCGAGGGTTCCGGTGGCAGGTGGTAAGCTGGGAGTACCGGTGGGTGATATATGGGTTTACCCCCGCGGGCTTACAATCCCATTGTACTGTCCAGATTCGCATTCGTCAATACCTGCGGAAAATATATTTTTTTTCTCTTATTTTCTAGTAGTCTGAGTAACTCTATTGACAAAATTCTAAACCAACCCCCATAATGAACCTGTACCGGGGCCGAAATGGCAGGGGAAATCAACTTTTATAGTCCATGTGAACCAAAGTTCCGAGACCATAGGCCCTCACGTACACCTCTTTCCACTTTTATGCGCGTAAAATGTTAGGATATTTACTTTTTCTGCACATAAGTACCTCCAATAGGGGGTAATCCCCCCTCTTTTTAACACATATATGTGATATTCCCGATGAACTTACTACCCAAGAAGAAGTCCCGTGAACTCTCAGACCAACAGCAAGCTTTCCTCACCGCACTCTTCGAGAACGGCGGTAACTTCTCGAGAGCATGTGAGGTGTCGGGTTACTCGCAAGGTTCCATCGGCCACCTCAAAGAGTCCTTGGCTGACGAAATTATCGAAGGAGCACGGAATATTCTTGCAGGTGGTGCTCTCAAGGCCGCGAACAAGCTTGTACGGACCATCGACGCGCCGGAAATTGAGCGTGGAGATAACATACGACTCCAAGCCGCCGAGTCTCTCCTCAATCGAGTGGGTCTCGGGAAGCAAGAAACTCATAATGTCAACGTCCAAGCTGTACATGGGGTGGTATTACTCCCCCCGAAGAAAGAGATGGTTGTAGACACCCAGTAGTTTATGTCGGATACACCCGAAGAGACAGTCCCGAAGAAACGTGGACGCCCAAAAAAAGACCCGAATGCACCCAAAAGCCGTTACAACCTCTCAACGGCTGAAAAAGCTCGTCGTGCAACGCAGGCGAGTATCCGAAGGTCTAAGAAAGATGCAGAAAAGAAACGAGCCGCCGCTACAAAGCAAGCATACCGAGCAAATGTAAGAGAAAAAGCCGCCTCGAAGGTAGAAACAGCCCTGAAGGGTGAAAAGTCACGTGTGATCGACCAAGGAGACGTGAATGTACTACCTAAAGCTGTTCAAGATCTCGTTGGCGAGTCTGAAATTGTATTCCAGCCGAATGCTGGACCTCAGGAAGAGTTTCTCAGTGCCCCTGAGCAGGATGTTTTGTATGGTGGGGCGGCCGGAGGCGGAAAGAGTTTCGCTCTTCTTGCTGATCCTCTCCGCTATTGTCATAACCCAAATCACCGTGGGCTTCTTCTACGCCGTACTCTCGATGAATTGACTGAACTCATATCAAAGTCGAAACAACTGTATCCCAAAGCGTTTCCCGGTGCCGTATTCCGTGAAAGTAAGTCGACGTGGGTCTTCCCCTCTGGGGCTACTATATGGTTTTCCTACCTCGATAAAGATAAAGACGTAACACGATACCAAGGTCAGGCCTTCAACTGGATCGCCATCGATGAAATTACCCAGTACCCCACCTCCTATGTCTGGGACTATCTACGGTCACGTCTTCGTTCAACAGACCCCGAGCTCTCCCAGAATCTCTCCATGCGCTGTACGGCAAACCCCGGCGGAGTTGGAGGATGGTGGGTCAAGAAGATGTACATCGATCAGGGAGACCCCGGTAAGCCTTTCGTTCCCACCGATATGGAGTCAGGAAAGGCATACGTATACCCTGAGGGACATGAGAAGGCAGGCCAGCCGCTCTATTGGCGAAAGTTTGTACCGGCCCGCCTCACCGACAATCCATACCTCATGCGGGACGGACAGTACGAAGCAATGCTCCTTTCCCTACCAGAGGTGGAGCGTAAACGCTTGCTCGAAGGAGACTGGGATGTCGCAGAAGGATGTGCATTCCCTGAGTTCCATAAGCACAAGCACGTTGTCGATCCTTACGATTTACCCACCAACTGGCCGCGAATCAGAGCGGCCGACTACGGTTATGCGAGCCCTTCGTGCGTACTCTGGGGTGCAATCGATTGGGACAACAACATATGGGTCTATCGAGAACTTTACGTAAAAC